GCTGACCTCAGACCGGATCACCGAGACCGACATTCTCGATGGCCGCTGGGACAACGCGGAGGTCGAGGTCTGGCGCGTGAACTGGGCGGACACCGGCCAGCGCGTGCTGATGCGCCGGGGTGCCATTGGCCAGATCCGGCGTGGGCGGCTGGCGTTTTTGGCCGAGGTCCGGAGCCTTGCCCATGTCTTGGGCCAGACGGTCGGGACGACGTTTCAGGCGACCTGTGACACCGCGCTTGGCGATGCGCGCTGCGGGGTCGATCTGGAGAACTCCGCGTTCAGGGGCATAGGTGGCGTCATTGATCTCCTGCGCGACCGGGCCTTCACCGCATCGGGGCTCGGCAGTTTTACCTCCGGCTGGTTCACCTTCGGCACGGTCGAATGGACCGGTGGCGCAAATGTGGGGCGGCAGGCAGAGATCATCGCACATGACCTAACTGACGGCATCGCAGTGCTGACGCTGCTCGAAGCACCAGTGCGATCTATCGCGGGCGGTGATGCTTTCACCATTCGCGCAGGCTGCGACAAGCGTATCGAGACCTGCAGCGCCAAGTTCGCCAATACCGCCAATTTCCGGGGTTTCCCGCACATCCCCGGCCAAGATGCGGTTCTCCGCTATGCCACCAAGGATGGCGGGCACGAGGGGTCCGTGCTTTGACCTCCGCTGATCCCGCACGCGTCATCACCATCGCGCGGTCCTGGCTCGGCACGCCGTATCACGATCAGGCCAGCCTCCGGGGCGTCGGCTGCGACTGTCTCGGGCTGGCGCGCGGGATCTGGCGCGAAGTCGTCGGCCCCGAACCGTTCCCGATCCCGCCCTACAGCCGTGACTGGGGCGAGACCGGACCGCGCGAGGTTCTTGCGGATGGCGCTCGGCGCATGATGCCGGAGATCGCCACTTCTGATGTTGTTCCGGGCGCGCTGGCCCTCTTTCGCATGAAGTCCCGCGCCATTGCCAAGCATGTCGGGATCCTGACCGGGCCCGACAGCTTCCTCCACGCCTATGAGCGCCTCGGCGTCGTCGAGGAACCGCTCACCCCATCCTGGCGGCGGCGCATCGCCTTCGCCTTCCTGTTCCCGCAACGCTGAGATCCCCACATGGCCACCCTCGTTCTAGGTGCTGCTGGCGCTGCCATTGGCGGCAGCATTGGCGGCGCGATCCTCGGCGTCAGCGCTGCCACAATCGGTGGCTTCATCGGCTCCACCATCGGCTCGGTCGTCGACAGCTGGATCGTCTCGTCGCTGGCGCCGACCCAGCGGATCGAAGGCGCGCGGCTGGACAATCTGCGCATCACCTCGGCCACCGAAGGGGCGGTGATCCCGCGCCTCTACGGCCGCATGCGGATCGGCGGCAACATCGTCTGGGCAACGGATTTCCGTGAGGAGACGAAGACCACCACGCAGGGCGGCGGCAAGGGCGGCGGGGGTGGCGGCAAGGTCAAGACGACCGAGTATTTCTACTATGCGAGCTTCGCGGTCGCGCTCTGCGAGGGTCCGATCACCGGCATTGGCCGCATCTGGGCCGACGGCAAACTGCTGGACACCGCCGGGATCACATGGCGCTGGTATCCGGGCGATGAGAGCCAGGCGGCCGATCCGTTCATTTCCGCGAAGATGGGTACGGCCAACACGCCAGCCTATCGCGGCACCGCCTATGTCGTTTTCGAGGACCTGCTGCTCGGCAACTACGGCAACCGTATCCCGCAGATGAGTTTCGAGGTTTTCCGCCCGTTGGCTGATCCGGACACGGCGGAAGGTCTCACGCAGGCGGTGACCATGATCCCGGCATCCGGCGAGTTCGCCTATGCCACGCAGGGCATCCGGAAGGGCAGCAGCGGGTCGTCCGAGCCCGAAAACATCAACGCGCTGACCGACACCGCGGACATGGTGGTGGCACTGGACAGGCTGCAGGCCATGGCCCCGAAGGTCGAAAGCGTGTCGCTGGTCGTTGCCTGGTTCGGCAACGATCTGCGGGCAGGCAATTGCATGGTGCGGCCCGGCGTCGAGGTCACCGCCAAGACCACCACGCCGTCGGTCTGGTCCGTGAATGGCGTCAGCCGGGCCAACGCCTTTCTGGTCAGCCGCGACGATCAGGACCGTCCCGTCTATGGCGGCACGCCCGCCGATTTCGCGGTGGTGCAGGCGATCCAGGAGATGAGGGCGCGCGGGCTGCGCGTCACCTTCTATCCGTTCATCCTGATGGATGTGCCCCCGGAAAATACGCTGCCGAACCCATATTCCGACAACGCTGCGGAGACCGGCCAGCCCGCGTTCCCGTGGCGCGGCCGGATCACCTGTTCGCCTGCGGCGGGCTACGCGGGGACGGTTGACAAGACAGCCACGGCCGTAGGCCAGGTCGCGGCGCTGTTCGGCGCGGCCACACCCGCCAGCTTCAGCGTCTCGGGTCAGTCGGTTTCGTGGGCCGGGCCATCCGGCGACTGGGGCCTACGGCGCATGGTGCTGCACTACGCCCATCTCTGTGCGGCGGCGGGCGGGGTCGACGCGTTCCTCATTGGGACCGAGATGCCGGGGCTAACCACGATCCGCTCGGGCGCGTCCACCTATCCCGCCGTTCAGGCTTTTCGCGATCTATTGGCTGACGTGCGCTCGATCTTCGGGTCCGGGACAAAGATCGGCTATGCAGCGGACTGGTCGGAGTATTTTGGGCACCAGCCGGGCGACGGCAGTGGCGACGTGTTCTTCCATCTCGACCCCCTCTGGGCCGATCCAAAGATCGATTTCATCGGCATCGATAACTATATGCCGCTGTCGGATTGGCGCGACGGCTTCGAGCATGCCGACGCGGCCGAGGGCTGGCCCGCGATCTACGACCGGGCCTATCTGCAGGAAAACATCGCGGGCGGGGAAGGCTTCGACTGGTTCTATGCCAGCGACGGAGACCGCTCAGCGCAGGTCCGCACCCCGATCACCGATGGTGCGGCGGGAAAGACGTGGGTCTTCCGCTACAAGGATCTGCAAGCCTGGTGGTCGAACGCACACTACGACCGCCCCGGTGGGGTGGAGAGCGGAACTCCGACGGCATGGGTGCCACAATCCAAGCCAATCTGGTTCACCGAGCTGGGTTGCCCGGCCATCGACCGCGGCACCAACCAGCCGAATGTATTCTTCGATCCGAAGTCGTCCGAGAGCTTTACGCCGTATTTCTCGCGGGGCTGGCGCGATGACGCGATCCAGCGCGCCTATCTCGAGGCCACTTTTCTCTGGTGGGGCGACGCCACGAACAACCCGGTGTCATCGGTCTACGGGGGCCGCATGGTGCATGTGCCAGAGTGCGCCGCGTGGACGTGGGACGCGCGGCCTTATCCCTTTTTCCCAGCGCTGACCGACGTTTGGACGGACGGCGCAAACTGGCGGCTCGGCCACTGGCTGACGGGGCGGCTTGGCGCGGTGTCGCTCGCGGCGTTGGTGCGCAATCTTTGCGTGCGTGCGGGCATGCCCGAGGCTCGGATCGACGTCACCGGTCTTTGGGGCGCAATCGAAGGCTACGCCATTGGCGCACTGGAAAGCCCGCGCGCCTCGATCACGACGCTGTCGCGGCATTTCGGGTTTGACGCTGTCGAGACTGAGGGCGTGATCCGCTTCGCCATGCGTGGGCGCGCCGCTGCGGCAAACGTGACCCATGACGATCTGGTCGCCGCCCGCGAGGGCGATGTGCTGGAACTGACGCGGGGCCAAGAGACCGAACTGCCGCAGGCCCTGAAATGGCAGGTGGCGCGGGCTGACGAGGATTACGATGCCGCACAGGTCGAGGCCCGGCGCATCACCGTGGACACGACCCGCATCGCCTCAGAGAGTTTCCCGATGGCGGTCCCGCCAGAGGAGGCAGAGCGTCGCTGCCGCCGCGCGCTGATGGAAGCCTGGACCGGTCGAGAGACGGCAGCGTTTCGCTTGCCGCCGTCGCGACTGGCGCTCGATCCAGCGGATGTCGTGACGCTCAGCCATGACGGGCGACAGATCCTGCTGCGGCTTGTCTCCATCGCAGATGCGGAGGCACGCGGGATCGAAGCTGTCCGTCAGGACCGCGAGGCCCACGATCTGCCACCCGGATCGCCCCGACCATCGTCCCTGTCAAAAACCGTTGTGTTCGGTGCGCCCGAGGTCGTGCTGCTGGACCTGCCTCAGTTGACTGAGGATCAGCCTGCGCATCGACCGTTCGTCGCGGCTCATGCTGTTCCCTGGCCGGGGGAGATGGCAGTGTTTCGCAGCCCGTCGACGGACGGGTTTGAGCTACTGACCACTTTTGGCGGCCGGGCACGTATCGGCGCGCTGGTCTCGGACTTCTACGCAGGCCCGACCTCGCGGTTCGATCTCGGCAATGCGCTGGTCGTCGATCTGCTGACCGGCATGCTGGAAAGCGTCACTGACCTCACCTTGTACGGCGGGGCCAATGCGCTGGCCATCGAGAGCGCGTCGGGTGTTTGGGAGATCGTGCAGGCGGGTGCGGCCGAGCTCATCGCGCCGGGGCGCTATCGGCTGACGCGCCTCTTGCGCGGTCAGCGCGGCACAGAAGCAGCTATGGGCAATCCGACACCGGCAGGCGCACGGGTCGTGGTGCTGGACGCGGCGATGACGTCATTGCCAATCGCCGGGGCCGATCTCGGGCTGCCGTGGAACTGGCGCATCGGCCCTGCAAGCCGGTCTGTCAGCGACGAGACCTATGTTGCACAGAGTTTCACACCGGTTGGCGTGGGGCTGCGGCCCTTTTCGGTTGCCCATGTCGAGCAGCCCTGGCGCAATCCGCGCACGCCCGGCGATCTGACGATCCGCTGGACACGGCGGTCCCGAGCCCTCGCGGCCGATAGCTGGGGCGCAGTGGAGGTGCCCTTGGTCGAGGAGGTCGAAGCCTATGAGGTCGAAATTCTCGATAGTGCCACGTTGAAGCGGGTACTGACCGCCTCCACGACCAGTGCAGTTTATTCCGCCGCCCACCAGACCGCAGATTGGGGCGCGCCGCTCGGCCCCGGCGACACGCTCGACATTCGTGTCTTCCAGCTTTCCGCCCTCGTCGGGCGGGGCGCTCCGAAAACCGTCACGCTAACCTTGTGAGGACCCCATGTCCGACGCCACGACCCATCTCCTGCTGCCCTACATCCTGGCGGCGCAGGCCCAGAAGCATGTCACCCACAACGAGGCGCTGCAAACCCTCGACGGTCTCATCCATCTCTCCGTCCTCGACAGGGATCTGACCGCGCCGCCTGGCAGTCCGGCCGATGGCGACCGCTACATCGTTGGCTCCGGCGCAACCGGCGACTGGGCCGGCTGGGACCTGAACGTGGCGCTCTGGACGGACGGGGCGTGGCTGCGTCTGCCACCGCGCG